TGTCGTTCCTGCGGCGTGTCGTTCGTCGTGCTGATGTTGCCGATGCCGAGGCGGTTCTCGCTGTCATCGAGACCAAGGTACAAACCTAGGTAGAAAACGCCGGGGTCGGTGTCATTGCCGGCGACGAACTGAATCTTGACGGCGACCCAATCCGACTCGTTCGGCGTGCCGTCGAAATAGCAGAGTCCGTCTGACTTACGGTAGCCCTTCTCTCGACTCACCTCGAAATTCAGGCACTCGATCATAGTCCCCGGCGGTACGGCCGCTTGGGACGTAACGAGGTCCAGTCCACCGTCGCATGGGACGACTACGGCCACCCGTATAGCTCCGTCAGATTCATGTTGTAGCGTGGGAGTTGGTCGAAACATAGCCTCCCAAAGATGCGGTTGTATTCGACCTGCGCCTTCTTCTGCTTTGATTCCGTCTGGTCAAAGACGTTGCAGTACTTCAGTATCGCTGACCACGGGATGACATCGTGGTACTCGGTGGGAACGATCGGCTCAGAAGTATCCGCGCTCATCGCGTCGATGGTCTTGGTGTAGTCGAGCAGAACGGTGTAGTTCGTGTCCGGGGTCCGGTCGAACTCGATGCTGCGGTCAGGCTGCATCGTGAAGAAGCTCGGCTTCCCACTCGGAATCGTTCCCGCATCCCAATATCCGCTCCACTTGTCGTAGGGGATATAGATGCACTGGGTCTCATCCGAGACCCCCGTAGCCGTGGTGTAAATCAGGATGTAGGTCGAACAGGCCGCCGCATTCATCACGAGCAACTGCTCGTAGTCTGTCAGGGTTCCTTGGATCGTGGCACGGCTATAGACACGAGCCGAGCTAGTGATGGGGAACGAACCCTTCGCTCCCCTGAATCTCCACCAGTTCGTATAGGTCTGCAAATCCAGATAGGCATCATCCACGAACGAGACGATCTCGAACAGCATTCCAGTCTGTCCAATCGTCGTAGTCGGCGCCGTGCCAGGCAACTCCTGCGTGTTCCGCAAGTAGCGGTGGACTTGCTGGCAGATTTGCAGCCGATTCACGCAACGTCCTCCAGCTCGACTTCGCGACGGATTCCACAGAACTCAAGAATCTGGTTGCGTACCTTCTCGTCTGGGAGTTCCTGCTGCTTCTCCGGGTTCATGTCGGGGAACACGGCTGAATGGATTCGGTCGAGCTGCGGGCGGGTAAGGCTAGAGAAGTTGCCGCGGGCCGCGGCGAACGCGACGTAATACTCGCGCAGATCGCCCGGAAGGTGATCGGTCCCAGGCGTCACGCCGAGTGTCTGGAAATTGAACTGACGGAATGGCGTGAAAACCTTCTCGTAGTAGGTCTCACCGTCGTCCTTCTCGACTTTCTTCTGGCGAACCTCGTTGGTGACGTGGTTCACGAGGATGTTGTAGTGCGGCTGCGGAAGATCGACCTCAGCATTGAGCTTCGCGTTGATGCTCCAGTTCTCCCACGTCAGCGGACAGGTCTTGTCCTCCGCGAGGCGCGAGGTGATGACGACGCGATACATCTTTCCTCCCCACTTTCCGCCCGTGTGCAGCGGCGGAATGAGCGGCCACTTCGGCCCGAATGGACTTCCGCCGCTGCCATTCGCCTTTGGCGGCGCGGGCGGCGCCGGAGGTAGTGCGGCTGGCGGATCGACCCCGAACGTATGGCAGAGCTGAGCGCGCATCCGCTCATCGCTCATCTTGCCAGACATCGGCGCATCCAGCGTTCGCAATGCATCGCGAAGCTGATCCGAGTTCAGGTCGAGGAATTGGTTCTTTGCTGCTTCTTCAAGGTTCATGGTTACTCCGAGGAGGCTTGGTCAAAGGCTCCGGTTAAAAAGAGGGGCGGAGGTTAGTCCGCCCCGAAGGTGCAGCCCTGTTAAGCGCGGACGAGTCCGATGACGTAGTGATACACGGCGCCAGCAGTCGGAGTGCTGACTGTGGCGAAGGTGAGCTTGATCTGGGTCCGATCCGCAGTGATGAGGCCGGAAGTGATACCCAGAAAGCCAACGTAGGTGGCGAGAGTGCTGGAACCCATCGTTACCTGAGCCGTGTTGGCGACGGCCGTTCCGAGGGCAATGCCGGTGGTGAGGTCCGTCGATCCGACCGTCATTGAAGTGGTGCAGGTCGTACCGAAGTCGTCGTACCAGTTGGTCCAGAGCCAGATTTCGTCACCTGCCGAAGCTTCGCACAGGATGCCGAGATCGCCAGAAGCCAACGCACCGGGACAGGTGAAGGTTCCCTTGATGAGGGCGAACCCGCGTTCCTTTGTGTTCTGGTGGGTCGGGGTGTAGACGCCCGTTTGGGCGGAGTAGGTGAAATTGCTGCTGTAGTAAGTGGCTACCATGGTCATTCTCCTATCAGGTCGGGTTACGGGTGGCGGCGACTTCGATCACCGACCCCCACTGATTGGAAACGACCATGCACAGGTCAAACCACGACGCTGCGACGACCTGCCGATCGTTGTTCGGATCGGACTTGTCTGCCTTGTCGAGGATATTGACATCGGCGTTGCCGAAGCCTTCCGCGCCACCGCCCTTGAACGCCACGGATGCGAGCGCACCCTTGGCAAGGACGACGACCGGGTAGACATCAGGAACTGCCGCCGTGGTGCCTGTCGCGCCAGTGGCGATGAGCGTTGAACTCGAAACCGACGTGGCCGCATTCGCATACGCAGCGTAGGTCGCGGCGCAGAAGAAGCGGAAGTTCTGCCAAGCGCCGAACTCATTGCGCTTGCCCTTGCCGCTCGGATACTGAGCGACCGGGATGAACCCAGGCAAGTTGCGGATGTCGGGCTTGAGGTCGGTGTGGCAGTAGACGTAGAACGCCGCTTCCACCGGACTCGTGCCTTCCTTGTTCGCGCCACCCTCGTCGTTCGAGAAGGGGCGACCGCGATAGGAGTCGATCTGCATCCCGGCCTTCTGGAGACGGCCGCCAGTCAACACGCCGTTGACGGTGATGCGAGTCGAGATCGCCGGAGAGTTGTACATGACCGACGTGATGCCCTTGGCCGCGTTCCAGCGGATCAGTTCGCGGGTCTCGGGAATCTGCCAACTGCCGAGTACGTCGGCCGCGCCCTTCACCGCGTCGTACGGATTCAGGGCCTTGTTGTAGGTCGTGGTGGTGAAGTTCTCGCAGTAGCGATGGACGGTGCCGGTGAAATCGGTGTAGTCCAGGCGCCGCGATGCCTTCGTGTTGCCGGCGTCGTTCGTGGTCGAGTCGGCGTCGGGATTGGTCCAGCGGCGAAGGTTCACGGCATTGCCCATACCGGGCTGGATCGTGAACATCTCGCACGCTTCGTCGAGGCAGGTCGTAGCCTCGGGCCGATCCAACATCTGCTTCAACGCAATGTACTGCGCGTTGGCAGAGTTGTTCGGTAACTGTTCGTAACCGAGTTGAGACATGGCTTGGTTCCTTGGTTAGACGGGATAGCCTTGGCTGCGGGCCGATTGGATGGCCTCGGCGTACTTCTTCTCCGCTTCGGTCTTGTAGGCAGGTTTCGCGGGGGCGATCACCTGTGTCCGAACGGGGCTTGGGTCCGCTTCTGGCTTTTTGGCTGCCGCAACCGTGGTTGGTTTCGACACGGGTTGGTTGGTGGGCTGAGCCAGGAATTGCTCCGCGGCGATCTTGTCGGTGCGAAACCGACGCAAGACCTTCGCGTAGCTTTTCGCGTCAAGCCGCTCCAGGTACTCGTGGATTTCCTGCTGGTCGTCGGCATCGTGGCCGTCAAACCAAGCCTTGAAATCATCGCTCGCCAGTACCTCGCGGAAGTTCGGGAAGCCGAATCCACCCTCTTTCTCGGGGCGACCCAACCTTGCGATTTCCTCATTGGCGACGATCCTGTTGCGTAACTCGACGCGCTCCTGTTTCTCCTGCTCCAACTGCTGGGTCAGTGCCTCCACCGTCTTTGCCATGGGGCCGAGGCGATCTTCGATAGCCTTGGCTTCCTCGGGAAACTCGGTTTTGAACTTTTCCCACTGTTCGGCGGAAGGCGCAGCGGTCTGCATCTTCCGCATTTCAAGTACCGCAGCATCCTTCTCTCTGAGCTGACGGATCAGGTCATTGTTCTGGCGCTGCATCGGCGCGACCATGTTGTGGAATCGCGCTTTTTCCTGCTCTGCTGCCGCGGCTCTTTGGGCCTCGGCCTGAATCTTTTCCTGCGCGGCCAGATAGTGCTTCTGCACGTTCTCCGGCAGGTCTTTGAACCCCTCGAACGGTTCGGTTTCCTTCGCTGGTTCCGGCAGGGGTAGTTCGGTCTGAGCTGGCGCGTCTGCCTTGGCTGGCTCATCGACTTTTGCCGGAGCTTCAACTTTGGCTTCTGGCTTCGGTTCGACCGGCGCTGGCGCTGGCTTTTCGTCCGTCTTGTCAACCAGACCAACCTCTCGCGCAGCCTTGACGGTCTGGGCGAACTCCTGCTCTCGGGGTGACATTTCACGATCCATCGAGGACTTCCTCTCTCACTCTTGTTACCACTGCGGCACTTGACTGGTTATTAAGAACCCAGCGGAGGCCAGCGATCTCTCCGCATAATCCGTCGCGCTCTTTCTCAGAGAGTTTGGAATTTGCGAGAGAGTCCTTTCGTTTTGCTACCTGCTCATGGATCAGAGCGCAAATCTCCGTCCACGTATCACTTCTGTAGTCGATCACGTCAGATGCCTTGATGCGACGGATTCTGCGGACTGACCTTCAGGGCCATCTCTCGATAGCCCTGCGCGATTTTCTCTGCCTGCATCCGGCCCTTGTACCCCTCAACGAACTGCGAGATCGTCGCGTCTATCTGGGCGAGGCCCATGTCAGCGTTGACCTGCGCCAACGCGATCTTTTCCTTCGACGCCAACTGCGCGGCGGCTACGTTCACTTCCAGTCGCTTACCGTAGAGCGTCGCCTCGGTCGTTTCCTTCTCGACTTCGATCTTCGCCATTTTCTCCTGATGGTCGAGCATCCGGTCCTGCACGCGGAAGGCGTTGTCCTCCTGCCGTTGGTTCTCTGCGGTCTGCGCGGCCTGCAATTCTCGTGCCGTACGCGCCTGCTCGGCCTGCGCTCTGGCGTTCTCGGCGCTGGCACGAGCCAACTCGGCCTGCACCTTTGCCCCCTCAAGTTGCTGCGCGCCCTGCTGTGCCTCCGCGGCCTTCTTCTCGGCTACGTCCTTCTGCAAGATGATCTCGCCAGGCTGATCCATGCGACGAGCCATGCGGACGAGCATCTGGTAGAAATCGACGTAGGGCGAGAACTCAGGCTTCGACACGAGGCCAAGGAATACTTGATCGTTCTGGACCTGCAAGTCCTTGACCAGCAATTCCGACTGTCCAAGCGCCTCCACGCGGACATCGACCTGCAACTCCGGCTTCGTGCTGAACGTCTGGTTCCACCAGACCATCCGCTCGATCATCGGAGAGATCACGTTGTCATCGAACGCAGCCGCGGCGCGGCGCTGTACGATCGTCACGGCGTTCAGCCACATCGCCATACCAGAGGAAGTCATCGCGGCCTTGTTCACGTCCGGGTTCGTGAACTGCGGCATGTTGATCTCGCCATCCATCAACTGGAGAGCGCGATCGAGGAATCCGAGTGCCTGGCTGACGTTATTCGGGATGATCTCGACGTGAACGAGGTCGTCCATCCGCTGGCCGTCGTCATCTACGTAGAACAGCTTCGGACCGCGAATCTCAAAGGTGTCGTCAGCCGGCTTGACCTTCCCTGCCCGGAGAAATGTCATGGGTCCCGAGCTGACGGCACCGTTTCTGAGCGCCATCTGCCACGCGGCGTCAGCAACGCGCTGGGAGTCGCGGGAGAGATACGGGATCGAATAGCCGAACGGCGTGTCGTCGGCCGGGAACGGAGAGAACACGTAGTACGGGATGCGAAAGTCGCCGTCGATCTGGCGGAGCTTGGTCAGCAGCACGCGGCCTTGGCAGTACCAGATTTCCGCCATTGGCAGCGGCTTGCCGTCATCGGGCGCTTCAATGCCGAGCGCCTTGATCTCGGATGCCTTGAGTGATCCGGTGTGACGCCACACGGCATATCGACTATCGAACGGCTCGATATAGCCGGAGT